CTTCAGGGCCTCTTGGCTGATCCCTTCTTCCTCGATCAGGAACTTCGACAGGGCGCTTACCCGGGCCTGACCTTCTTTCGGGTCGGTCAGATCGGGGGCAATGGTCGGCAGTTCGGCCAGGACGGTGCGGATGTGGTTCTGGTGCTCTACCGCCTGGGCCGCGCGTTGAGCGGCTTGCAGTTGGTCGAGTTGCTCCCGCTCGGCTTCCATGACCTGCTTGTCCTGGAATGCGCGAACCGGGTCTCTCTGGGCCTCTTCCGCCCAGTTGATGCCGTCCCACTTGCTCTTGAAGGTCTGAAGGGCCTTGGGCAGCACGTCCTCGATCTGGCTCCGAAGAGCGACGATCTGGGCGGCTTCCTGTTCGGCTTGCTTCTTGGCCTGTCCGGCCTCGGAGACTGCCTTCGAGGTGGCGCGGTCACGATCCGCCTCGCGAGCCAGGAAGATTTCCTGAACGTCGCGCGGCAGTTCGGCCCATTTCGCCTTGGCCTCGGCATCCCATGAGGAGGGCGCTTCGATTACCGTTTCCGGGTCTGCGTCCTGCTCTTCACCCTCGGTTACCTCTTCGGGTTCGGGGGCGTCTTCCGGCTGGGCGGCCGGTTGATCCTGTTCCTGCCCGCCTTCCGTGAGGGCCAGCACGGCCTCGTCAGCGGACAGGGGGGCTTGCTCCGGGGCCAAAGCCTCCGGGGTCTCCGACGTGGCGTCGGTCATCAATCACCTATGGGGTGGTTTCAAAACCTTGTGCGGCGATCTCGTCCGCGTAGTCGGCAAGGCGCTGGGCGTCCTCGCCATCCCTGACGACCTGCTTGAGCCGGTCCCTGACCAGATCAAGCGTCTGGATCGTCAGGACCAGAGCCCGGCGGGCGTCGTCTTCCTGAAGGCCGGTCTTCAGCAGGCGAGACACCATTGCGTCGCGGATCGCCTGAAACGCGCGCTCGGTGTGGACCAGCTCCTGGCGGGCGTCGTTGCCGTCAATGATCGCGCTCATCCGACAGCCCCGCCGGTTTGCACATCACGGATCGTCGGAGCCGGGAGCGCCTGACCCATGAGCGCCTTGGCCTGCATTTCCTGCAGCTTCAGTTCCGTCTCGATCCGCATCTCTTCGCGACGAAGCTCAAACTCGGCCGCCATGCGATCCCGCTCCAGACGATCCTTCATCTGAATCTCGGCCATCTTGATCTGGGCATCGGCCTCGGCCTTGACCACAGCCGGGTCAGGCTGCGGCGTCTGGTCCACCATTTCAGGCGAGGCGAGGAAGCGATCCGGATCCTTGTAGCCCGCCGCCGTGATCGACACCTTGCCTGCGTTGTAGACCTTCTCAACCGGCACCAGCCCGGGAGCCGCCGCCCTGACCTCGCCAAGGATGTTGGCCAGCATCTGCGACTTCTGGATCTCAAACTCACGGCCGCCGGCACCGACGCCGAGTTCGATCGTCATGTCGTTGCGCGACCCCCACGAGGTCGGATCGATCTCGACCCACTTGTTTCTCAGGCGGGCTTTCTGTTTGCGGCTGGCATGGGCGCAAATCATGGCGTGGACGCCAAGGAACAGATCCTTCACGCCCGTTTCGGCAAAGATGCGGGCGATGAGGCGGGTGCGCTTCAGGGCCTGTCCAAGCTGCTGACTGGCCCCCTTGGCCGTGTCATGCAGCGTGTCGGGGTTAAGCCCCTGGGCATTGCGGATGATGCCCGTCCGCTGCTCGGACATGGTCGCGGCGTATTCCAGCGCGCCCTGAACGTCGAAGTTTAGCGCGCCAGCCGAGATCGGACGCACGGCGTTGCCCGTCTTGGACCGCACCGGCACGCCGGGCTCGTTCCGCAGAAGGTCGGCGAGCGTGTTGGCGCTGGAGTCGCTCTCAGCCACCTCGTGACGCTGATTGAGCGCGAAGTAGCCGGAGTCGAGGAACATCCGCAGGAGCGAGGTCCGAATGCGTTGGATGTCCATGACCAGATCGGCCACCGACCGACCATAGAACCTGTGGGGCACCGGATAGGGCGTCACCGCCGCGAAGTGGATCGCGTCAACCTTCTCGCGCTCCAGTTCGACGGTCTCATCGGCCCCGGTCACGATGCGGTAGAGCTGCGGCTTTCCGTTCTCGACCACGCGGATGTAGTGCGAGACGATCTCGACCTGTCGCAAGGCCGTGTCCGCCATCTCGTCGCTTTCGCCCGCCGTGTCGCGAGCCCGCTCGATCTCGTCATCCGGCACGACATACTGAGGCAGGCGGTTGACCTTGTCCTTGTCGTAGCCGTCCGCAATGAGGTCCTGCGCCCGAGGCCGGGTCCGCATCGCGCAATAGGTCGCGTCACGCAAAAGGATCGTGTCACGGGCAACGGCGAAGTCTTCCGGCGGGACACACTTGATCCAGACACACCCGCCGCCATCCGGCTTCTTCAGCGTGACCTTGAACGTCTCGCCCGGCTCAACCCCGACGATCTCGTATTTGCCCTCAGACGCCCCCATGACGAGGCTTTTCAGGGTTTCCTCGTCGGAGACCTCGACCACCTCTTCCTTGAAGCGATAGTCGTCCCAGCCCCAGGTCCACACGCCCGTCTTGACCGAAAGCGCGTCCTTGAAGCCCTGGTAGAGCAGCATGAACCCGTCGTTCTCGTGGAACACGACGTGGTTGATGTAGTCCGTCTCCTGCTGGGCCGCCTCTTCGTCCTCTTCGCCAACCGGAGTGAAGGCGACCACATCATCCGACCCGGTGAAAATCTCAATCAGGTCGGGAAGCAGGGTCTCGATTGCGTCGTTGATATCGGTCGAAACCGACTTGGACCGATTGGGCAGGGACGGAACATCCCGCATTTGCCCCTTCATGTACTCCAGCGACAGCTCGCGCTCGGATTTCAGCAGGGCGTCGTTGTCAAACCCGACCGCCGCCTTGCGTTCGTTGGCGACAAGCTGAAGCAAGTCCATGTCGCCTCCTACACAGCGCCGAAGTTGGGGATTTCAAGCCGGGTCGCCGCCGTCGCGTCGTTCACCGGCTCGGCAAAGGTCAGGGCCACCGCGTCCCATTCGTCAGGAGAGCGGAAACCCCGGCGCTTCATGTCTTCCTTCGACTCCAGCAGGACCCGTTGGTTGACGTCGTATTTGTAGCTCGGCCCGCAGGCGTCGGCCTGAAGGCTGTCACGGTCGGGAATGTCGGCCCCACCCACATCGTCCAGCCATTCGCGGGACTTGCCCCACATCTCGGCCCGCCGATTGCGGTATCCAGCGAGCGCCTTGCCGTCCTTGTCCTTCGGATTGGCGTCGTAGGGCTCGGAGCCGAAGTTCACCCCGACCACGATGGTATCGTAGGGCGCGCCCCATGACCGCAGCACGTCCACGACGCCGGCACCGAGGCCACCCACGTCGATGAACATCCGCTTGGGCTTGTGCTCGTCAATGACCTGACGGCACCAGTTGGCCCCCTGGACCACGTCCAGCTTGGCCCGGCTTTCGAGGTAAAAGACCTTGCGTCCCTGCCTCAATGCGATCGAGAACCGGTCATCCCCGAACCGCGCCGGATCTGCACCGGCAACGATGGGGCCAATCCCCACACACGTCGTCTTCCTCGCCTTGAGGACCGCTTCGGCCTTGATGAAGCTGTCGTGTCCCGTGGTCTGGAACGCCTCGGCCGCCGTGGCCGGGTATTCCTGCTTGAACAGCAGCGGGTCTTTCAACTCCGCGATCTTGGCCCGCCTCCAGGCCATCTGGCCATCGGTCAGGCCGTGCGCTTCCTGATAAGCTGCCTCTTCGTCGTCGGGAACAAACGGCTCGTCGCGGGTGTATTCTTCCTGCCAGAACCACGGGACAAAGATCGCCTGATAGTCACCGATCCCCGCCTCGGCCTGCTGCCAGCGTTCGTGAAATTCGCCGCCGATACCGTTCGCAGTGCTCTCAAGGATGATCTCGGTTCCCGGCATGTCCGGCACCGCCTGGACGACCCCGGCGAAGTGGCTCGCCGCATTGGGCCAGAACGCGACTTCGGACCCATGAAGAAGCTGGATCGTCTTTGAGCGCCCGACCGCCTTGGTTCCCGCCGTGCCGACCTCGTATCCCGAGTCCAGCTCAGGAAAGCTCAACTCTTTGGCGTTCGCCGCGCCCGTTGCGGGCCTTAGCTCCGCAGG